TATCCTAGAGGAAAGCCAGGTCTTGGTGGATATATTCCTGGCGATGGTAAAGGTGGTAGTACGTATTCAGAAGAATGGCAACAAAGTAACCAAGTTAATCCCAATAGTATTGAAAAAAGTGCAGGGAGTCTAATTGCAGGGATAACTGGTGCAGTTGATAAGACGGTTCCTGTAGAGGATCAAAAAGGTAGTATTCGTGTATTTGATATGAGAAAAGGTAAGGGTAAAGGTGATGGTGGAACTACGATTGGTAAAGGTGTTTCTGATGAAGTACCGTCTCTTTCTCCCGAACGTGGAGTTTCACTAAATGAAATATTCCAGAGGAGTAGTGTAGCATAATGCCTAAAGAAATAGAGAATAAAATTGATGAGGATTCATCTGCTATAGTTAAGAGTACGGGTTCTGAACTTATAGAAACTCCTAAACCGTCGTTACCAAATTTAAAACCTAGAGATAAAGAAACTGGAGAGATTACTAGTATAACAGCAGAACAACTTCAATCAATACGTAATGGACTCGCAACTACAATAAAACTTACAGATCAGATTGTAAAAATTATTGGGGATGGTAATAAATCTCTTAATAAGGATATAACTAAGATTGGGAATTTAAGAAGAAGATTACGTGATAATAATTCTAAGATAAGAGATATAACTGGGAAAAAGGGTATAATGGGTGGAATGATGGGCGGTATACAAAGTAAGGCTAAAGCAGTAGGAACACCACTTCTTGGTGCAGGACTTTTGGAATTATTAGCTAATGCTGATAAGATTGGAAAGGGTGCGTTAATTGCAACACCAACAATAGGAAAATCCATAGCAAAATCAAAACCCGTCACTAAGATGTCTTCTAAGATAAAGAAGGCTAATAGAGTAAGGAATATGAGAAGGGTAATAAGGAATAGAAATAAAGTAAAGGTAAAAAGTGGTTCCTTATTAAAAAAACCAGTTAAACCAAAAGTAGATATTACTAAAGGTAAGATAACAGGATCAACTCCTACTAAAGCTCCATCTGTACCGAAATCTTTAGCATCTCAAACAACTAAGAAAGCAACTAAAACTGGTCTTCGAAGAATACTTGGTAGAAGTAATTTAGTAACAAATACTTTATTTGCTGCTTGGGAATTTAGTGATAGAAGAAGTGATAAAGATGGTGATGGTAAACCAGATCAAACAGTTCTTCAAGCTGCAGCTGGTACTGGTGGTGGTCTTGCAGGTGGTCTTGCAGGTGCCGCTATAGGTCAGGCAATCATTCCAATTCCTATTCTTGGTGCAGTAATTGGTGGTGTTGTTGGTAGTATGATTGGAGGTTCTGCTGCAGATAAAATAACTGGGGCAAATAAAAAGGATGATATTAAAGCTAAGAATGAACCCAATAGGAATGTCAAAGGTATAAAAAAGAATAATGAACTAAATCTGTTAAATAAAGATACGTCGAAAACAAATGTTGAGGTTTATATTTTGGATTCAGACCAAGATTTTGAACTTAACCCATAATGTCTAATTCACAAAACGCTATAATAAAGAAATTATCCATTGAGGGATTTGGTGAGGATGAATCCTTAATGGAGTTGGGTGGTAATATTACTACACTTTTGGGTCTTGATTATTTTGAAGGTATATTTGAACCTATTACTGAAATTAAATGTGTTTTTAGTACAATTGAGGGTGCTTTATCTAACGCTCAATTACGTGGTACAGAATTGGTTAGTTTATTGGTAGAACATCCTACAGGTGAATTGGAAATTGATGGATGGGTACTAACTTCCTTTAGACAATTAGAAACTGAGTCTACAGTTAATACTTTCATGATTACTTGTAATCCTCCAGATGTTATTGCTAATGAAAAGGAAAGAGTAACTAAGAGATATGATCCTAAAGGTAAATCTAGTAGTCATGTTGAAAATATTTTGAAAAATAATATAAGGACTGAATTAGATTTTGATATTGAAGATACTGTAAATTCTGATGGATTCTTTGGTAATTATTGGAGACCTTACAGGGCCATATATTGGCTAGCTAGACGTGCTTTATCTAAGTCTATGTCAAATGAAGGTGGTGGTACAGATCGTGCTGGATTTTTATTCTGGATGACTAAGAGTGGGTATAAGTTTAAGAGTATTGATACTATAATGTCTGAAGCTAAAGATGCAGAAGATGATATTCCTACGTTTACTCAAAATGAAGTAGTAGATTCTGAAATAGATGAGGAGTTTAATCTTTATAATGCTTTATTTGAACATGAGTCTAATGTGATAACCAATATGCAACAATCTGTATATGGTGAGAATACAAAGTATATTAATATTTTTAGTTTGTTTCCAGATAGTGAAGTAGTTACTAAAAGTAAGGTAAATACAAAACAAGAAAGTTTGGGAGATGTACCTGCAGAAGAATTAGAACATGGTTTTGAGATTAATGAAAAACCAACTGTTCATAATAGAATTCTTTATGTTCCAGGCACCATGCAGATGGAAGGTAAGATGGATAGTTTTGATGATTATAATCCACTCAAAGTTCGTACTCAGGCTAAGATGAGATATGAGAGTTTGTTATCACAATCTTTGAGATGTACTGTTCCTTATAATCTTGTACTTGAAGCTGGTGATGTAATAGAAGCTGATTTAATTCAAACTGCTGAAGGAACAGATTCTTGGCTTTCTGGATATTATATTATCAAGGATTTAAGACATAGTATACAAATTACAAATCAGGGTGTAAAATGTTATACGCATCTTAGACTTGTCAGAGATGCACCTGGCAAAAAAGATTAAATAGCTTAGCTAAAGGAGGAATATGGAATCCATCGAAGCACACATCCAGAAAGATAGAGAGATCTTAAAGGATCCTACAATATCTGAACCAAAACGTCATCATATTGAAGATGAACTCCATGATCTTATAGATTATGAGGCTCATCATCATGAAGAGATAGAAGCTGGTGATCATCACGATCCCAATGCTATCGAACTTTTCTGTGATACACATCCAGATGAACCCGAATGTTTAATTTATGACGACTAATGGTTAGTATTCTCGAAGGCACAAATAGTTTTGGCACCAATGGTATTCAGTGGTGGATAGGTCAAGTCGCTGAACGTAAGTCTTGGGCTCCCTATGCCTTGGAGATCTATGATAAGGATGCTGGTAAATCTGGTGAAGATAAAGATATCTATAATCACCGTGTAAAAGTAAATATTGTTGGTAAGACAGATCAAATCGTGGAGCCTATGGAATTACCTTGGGCCCACGTATTGTCTAATCCAATGGCTCAGAGTGGATATGGTGGAGGATATTCTAGTCACAAATTAGAAGGTGGTGAAAGTGTATTAGGGTTTTATTTGGATGGAGATGATCAACAAAAACCAGTTGTTGCTCATGTTTTTTATAGAGATCCAAGAGCTGCAGATCCTACTCCAAATGTTGTTGCTGGTGGAAGTAGGAAACCTGCTGCAAAACAAATATTAGATGTAAAAGATAAACAAGAGGTTGTAGGAAAAAGTCCTAGTAATAATTCAACTATAACTGATAAGGAATTTAGTAAGAAAAGAGAATTTAGCAAGACTGATGGTACTCCTATAGGGGATACTAAAGTACCTATTGCTTCTAATGAGTATTCTAAAGAACAGTCAATGAGTACTGCTGCTTATAGAACTCATGAAGGTTTGAAAAGAGTAAAGGTTGAAAGTCCTGCAACTTGTAAAAATGATAACACTACTAGTGCCATAACTACTGCACTTAGTGATTTTTCTGAAACCTTAATGAAAGTTGAGAATTATGGTGATTTCTATGTTAATAAATTAACTGGAGCTGTAGTAAATCTTGAAGATGAAATTGATTTAGTTGCTAAGAAGGTTGGTGGTTATATGACAGCTACCACTAATAGTATAAGAGATTCACTTTTTTCTAATGTTGAAGAAAGAATAAGTGAATTTACAAATAATCTCGTTCCCGAAGATTTAAAAGCTCCATTTGGAGATGCGTTGAAAGATGTAACTGATGAGATACATTGTTTATTTGGTAATATTATTGCAGCTCTTAAAGATACTATAACTGGGTTTTTAAAGGATTTGATGGGCAATCTTATCAATGCTCCTTTATGTGCTGCCGAACAGTTTGCTGGTACATTGTTGAATAATATAATGAATGGTATTACTGAAACTATAGGGCCAATACTTAATAGTTTAACTTCAGTACTTGGTGGTGCTTTAGGTACTGTTGGTGAAATGGTTGATAAGGCATTAGCTGGTGTTGGTATACTTTATAATTTTCTTGGATGTGATGATCATAAATGTCCTTTACCAAGTAGATATGATGTTGGACTTGGCCCAACACAAAAAGAAAGAGATAATATGAATAAACTTATGGAGTCTGCTTCGTTATTGAATCTTGCAGGTAGTGTGACTGGTCTTGGTGGGTTGGTTGGTAGTGTTAAAGAGGCTGCGGAAAATGTTAAGGGTGCTTCAAGTATTTTTTCTGCGAAAGGTATTGCAGGAGATCCAGCATCATTATTGGGTGTTGGTGGATGTGAAAGTAATGTATTGAGATGTGGTCCTCCTACAGTTGAATTATTTGGTGGTGCAGGTGTTGGTGGATTAGGAAATGCTGTAATAAACAATCTTGGTCAAATTATAGGTGTTGATCTAATAGAGAGAGGTCTTGGTTATACCGTAAAGAGACCTCCATATGTAAGATTTAAAGATAGTTGTGGAGATGGTTCGGGTGCAAAAGCAACAGCTATAATTGCTAGTAATGGGGAGATTGAAAGAATTGTTATGGATAGTTCTGGTCATGGTTATAAAAATACATATGATAAGATTAAAACTGTTTATGGTGATTTAGAATCAGATGCTATATCACAATCTGCAAACTCTGATGCTACACCTGTAATTGCAGAGGTTGATGATGTAGTTGTTATTAATAGTGGGTATGGTTATAATTCTACGGATACTATATCTGTTGGTAATGCTGTTGTTACTCCTAAAGTACTTAATGGTAGATTATTAAGTGTAGATGTTGTTAATGGTGGGTCTGGATTTACAAGTATTCCAGAAGCTACTATAAATAGCGCTACTGGCCAAGGCGCAATTGTAAAAGTGGTTCTTAAATTTGTTCCCCTAACTGGAGTAACTAAATCACTTGATTCTGATCAAATTATATTTGTAGTCAATTGTGTCGGTAAACCAATTACACGTACTAGGATAGGTTCATAATGACATCTGTACCACAACCGCCTGGTGATCTAGATTTCGATATATATCGACATTTTAGACATGAAGCTGGAATGACAGCTGGTGATCTAGGTGAAGTAACTTATAGGTTACTTACTAATAATGGTTCCAGTTTTGGTTTTTATACAAAAGGTGGAAATAGAGAAGATTATATGACTTTTGTGTCTGGTCAATCTGTTGAAGCTTTAGGTGAAGAAATCAAAAGACCAAGGGATGCCGCTCAAGATCCTGTTTTTCCTGCTAAGTTGATTAATTGTAAACATGGTGATGCAGTTATTCAATGTGAAGATGGGGATATTATTTTAAGAGCTGATAATATAGTTTTTGAGGCAAAGGGTGTTACTGCCACTAATGATGGTAACATCACTATGAAGGCTAATAAGAGTATTACTATTGATAGTCCAGACACTAGGGTTATTGGTACTAATCTTCGACTTCAAGCTAGAAAAGACTTTACTATGTCGGCCAAAGGAATTGGTGGTATAATAGCTGGTGTGTTAAATATGGCATCATCTGCTGATTTTGGTGCATCAGTTGAGTTAAGTAAATTAACTTCACTATTAAAAGCAATGAAACTTGATGAATTTGAGGGTAACTAATGGCTAACAATTTTGTTCACTACGGAAATAGAATTACACTTGGAAGTGAGGGTGGTTCTGGTATTTCGGATATAGCTCAGAAAAAACCTTATGAAGACTCTGATTATGGTGGTCTTGCAGTAATTAATGGGCCTGTTCAGTTAGGATATGCACCATTATCAAATCCTCCACTAGGAGTACTTGATGTTGGCCCAACAGTTTCTACTTCAGGCCCAACAGCTTTAAGTGCTGTACATATTATACATGATAAGATTGGTATTAATATTACAGCTCCTAATAATTACATTGCAGGTGATCTTCAAGTAAAACCTGATAGTGGTGATATTCATGATAGTAATTTGAAAGATTGTACAGGACAAAGTTGTGCTTTTACGGGTAGTACAATTAATGTTCAAGGGTGGAAAGGATTTGATATTAAACATCCCAATAAGGAAGGTCATAGATTAAGACATGTATGTATAGAAGGCCCTGAAGCTGGTGTATATATTAGGGGAAGGTTAAACAAAGGAAATAAAATAGAATTACCTGATTATTGGAAGGGATTGGTTGATACTGAGAGTATTACTATTAGTTTGACTCCCGTTGGAGTAGGAAATCAAGATTTATTTGTGGAAAAGATAGAATGGGGTAAAACTGTTATCGTTAAATCTGGCACAGGTAGTCATATTGATTGTTATTATATGATTAATGCTTCAAGAATTGATGGAGAACCTTTAATTGTAGAGTATGAAGGAGATACTCCTGCACAATATCCTGGCAATTCAGAACAATTCTCAATATCTGGTTATGATTACGGTAGAGGAGTTGACAAATAATCATAACTCTGTTATGATATCAAAGTCATCAAAAGATACATGGAAGAAATTTTCGAAACTGACGAATATGTAACTGCTGCGATTGTTGATATTTGCCGACGCTCTTTTTATCTTGTAAGTAATGAGGGTATTGTTCAAGAAATTACATGTGAAAGTATTGAACAATTTATGGATGTTTTGGAAATAGTTGAGTGTGTAACTGAGATTGATGACCAAATTCAGATCATTTATTCCGATATAATTGTGTCTGAAAATGCGGGAGTGGTGTAGGGGTAACATACGAGTTTTCCAAACTTCTGTCCTGAGTTCGAATCTCAGCTCCCGCTTGAGTTAATTAGGTTTTTTGTTGTCTAAATACTAGGAGATGAATCTTGCTAGCGGGATAAGCGACAATGCCTTTAAGTAGACTAGAAAATTTCCTAAAGAATGTTGAAGGTAACATACTATATGTAAATCCAACAGATTTGGATGCTACAGATAGTATTGAAAACCAAGGTAATTCATTAACCAGACCATTTAAGACAATCCAGAGGGCTCTACTTGAAGCTGCTAGATTTTCATACCAGATAGGTCAGGATAATGATAAATTTGATCGTACAACCGTATTGTTGTACCCAGGCGAACATGAGATTGATAATAGGCCTGGATATAACGTAGTAGTAGATCCTGGCAATGCTTCAGCTGCACAGTATAAAGATAGACAAGGTAATGTTATTTCAAGTGCTAATTTTCCCGAATTATCTGATTCTACTAACTTTAATCTTGATGATCCAACGAATGAATTATATAAGTATAACTCTGTAGAGGGTGGTGTAATTGTACCTCGTGGTGTATCTATAGCTGGCTATGATGTACGTAAGACGAAAATAAGACCTAAATTTGTACCAGATCCTGAAAACGCACAAATTGATAAGTCTGCAGTATTCCGTTTAACTGGTGGATGTCATTTTTGGGCAGTAAGTTTCTTTGATGCTAATCCTAAAGAGTCTTGCTATAAGGATTATACAACAAATAAATATCTCCCACAATTTTCTCACCATAAATTAACAGTATTTGAGTATGCTGATGGGGTAAATGGTGTAGGTATTGGTGTGTCAACTACCACTACTGACCTTGAAATGTATTTCCATAAGGTTCAGAGAGCTTTTGGGGATAGTTCTGGTAGAGGAATAGCTGACTTCCCAGTTAATACTGACATGCAACCTAAGTTGCCTGAGTTTGAGATTACTGGACCTGTTATTGTTAATGATATTGCGGTTAGTGAGATTAAAGCTGGTGATGGTTCAACTCCAACTTCAACAATAACAGTAACTACTTCTGCAGCTCATGGGCTTGTTGTAGATAGTGCTATTAGGATAGCTGGTGTTACTGCAGATACAGAAATTTATAATGGTAATTTCACTGTAACTGCTGTAAATAGTGCCACTCAATTTACTTATGAGGCTTCAAGTACTCCAACAACTGCAACTCCTACTATTGGTGGTGTTGAAACGATAGTACCTGATACTGACAACGTAACTGGATCTTCTCCATATATTTTCCACTGTTCCTTAAGATCTGCTTATGGTATGTGTGGTCTTCATGCTGATGGATCTAAGGCATCTGGATTTAAATCCATGCTTGTTGCTCAGTTTACTGGTATTGGATTGCAGAAAGATAATAATGCATTCTTAGTTTATAATAAGACTACTGGACGATATGATAATAATGGTACTGCACCTTCTAGTGAAAAACCACTTTATTTGAATGGATCTGCACGGTATAGACCAACATATAAAAACTCCCATATTAAGTGTTCTAATAATGCATTTGTTCAGGCAGTTTCTGTGTTTGCCGTTGGTTTCTCGGAGCATTTCACTAGTGAAAGTGGTGGTGATATGTCTATCACCAACTCAAACTCCAATTTTGGTTCTGTATCTCTAAATGCAAAGGGATTTAAAGATTCTGCATTTGCTAAAGATAATAGAGGATATATTACTCATATTATTCCACCTGAAAGTCAATTCCAGAAAGATATTTCAGTTGAGTGGGAAGCTATTGATGTCACTAAGACTTTAGCTTCAACTGTTGATCAAGAACATATCTTCTTAGATGGATTTACTGATCCAGCTATTCCTCCCGTACATGTAATTAATGGATATAGAATTGGTGCAAAAGCTGGAGTAGATGGTACTATACGTACAAATCCTGATTTATTAAATGTAAGTATTGCTGGTGTTGGTACATATAGTGCTGAGATCATAATGCAAAATAAGACTGGTGGATCTGATTATTCCACCATGAAGGTTTATGATGTAGAAAGAACTGGTGTAATTAATAGCATAACTGACAGTAAGATAACGTTAACTTCAGTTCACCAATTATCTGCAGGTGAAAGTATTCGTGTAATCTCTGACGATGGATTCCTTCCAGATGGAATTGATACTAATGTTATTTACTATGCAGTAACTAGTGCTTCTACAAATGAGAGTTCTTTAACAAATACACAAATAAAACTTGCAAGAAATAAGAATGATGCATTACTTGGTGGATCTGGAAATATTATTGCAATTAATAATAATAAAGGTGGTATTCTTACTGTTGAATCGAGAGTAACTGACAAGAAACCTGGCGATTTAGGACATCCAATACAGTATGATACTGCTAAGGGTAACTGGTATATTCAAGTTAAGGGTGCGTCTAATGAAGTATATACTGCTGTTAATGCTAATCAAGAACAACTAGGGCCCAGAACTGGTAAGACATTTATTAAGAGGAAGGAAGATACTAGATCTCTTAATGATAAGATCTATAGACTTAGATATGTAATACCTAAAGAATCTTCTGATGCAAGACCACCAATTCCTGGCTATACTTTACAGGAATCAAGTACTGTTGGTGTATCTACATCTGGTGAATTTACTAATGATATTCCTGATGTAACAGTTCAGAGAAATCTTCGTATTATAAAGAGTGTTGACAGAGATCCAAACACTGGTATTACAACTGTTGTTACTGAGAAACCTCATAATCTAATTATGGGTGATGATGTACAGTTTAAGAAGATTAGAAGTGGTGGTAATTCTGCTGGTACTATAAATGAAGGATATAATATTGTAAGAGATATTGTTGGTATTACTAGTGCTAAAGGATTTGAAGTATTATTCTATGATACAGATCCTGGCACATTTACTGATACGAGTACAAATAGAAGTGATAACCTTCCTACAGTAAGTAGACGTAATCATAAAGATACATTTACTGTATATCGTGCAGAAACTATTAAGTCTCATGATTATCAAAGACAGGATGGTGTATATCATTTAATTTGTCTTGATAGTAGTATATCTCCTACTGTAAATGAGTATACTAACTTTAAGTTTAATCAAAACATAACTGATCTTTATCCACAGTATGATGCTGATAACTTCAACATGGATCCTTCCCATGCTGCAAGTTTTGCACTTAATACTCCAATTGGTAAAGTTGTTACTAATGATCTTAGAGGTAGTTTAAGTAAGGAATTTACAAACAACTTCATCGTTGGTAATCAAATTGGTTATGCAGTAACTGGTGCTGCAAGTCATACTAATGGTATTACTACAGTATGGACTAACGTTGAACATAATTTCAATACTATTATTAAACTTACATTAGCTGCTGGTGGAAGTGGATACGGTGGTGCAGGTACTCTTTATAACGTTGAGTTATCAGGTGGATCTGGACATGGTGCAACTGCTAATGTAACTGTTAATGGCGCTGGAGTAGTAACTGCTGTTGAGATTGTTGATGGTGGTGCTGGATATACTAAGGGTAATACTCTTAATGTAAAAGCAGGTGCTGGTAATGCAACAGTAACGGTTTCTACAATTCATAGTAATATTGGTGATGCAATTCAGATAGTTGGTGTTGGTACTGTTGGTAATAGATATAATTCTGGATATAATGGTATTCATACTGCTATTTCAGTAACTCCTAAGAGTGTTACTTATCAATTACCAAGTGGAAAACCTGCAGGTATTCATAGTACAACTACTGCTGGTATTCATACTGGATTCTTCATGCTGGCAGGTAATGCACCTAGAATTAATTCTATAGCTTACTCTAATCCTGATACAGGAATCGCAGTAGTAACTACAGATGAACCTCATGGATTGAGTGTTAATAACTCATTTAGTATTGTTGGTGCTGCACAAACCATATACAATGGAGATCATCTTGTATTTGAGAAGAATAGTACTACACAATTCTCATTCAAATTTACTGAGAAGTTTACTCCTGCAACTTATACAACATCAGGTGGAAAGGCACAAGTACTTCCTGTTCTTTATGGTGCAAAAGGTGGTAAAATTGTTGTAGGTGATGAAAAACTTGCTGAAAGACAAGTTCCATTATCTGTTGGTATTAGTACAACTTTAAGTAATGCTGCTTGGACTGCTGTTAATACTACATTAACATTAACAGATTCTTCAGGATTTGCTAAAGGTGATTATATACAAATTGATGATGAAATTATACGTGTTTCAGCTGATTTCTCAAATAATGCTGCTGTTGTTCTTAGAGGACAGTTAGGTTCTAGAGCAGAATCTCATCTTGCAAGTTCTCTTGCTAAGAAAATTCGTGTGTTACCTGTTGAAAAGAGAAGGGCATCTGTTCTTCGTGCATCTGGTCATACATTTGAGTACCTTGGATTTGGGCCTGGTAACTATTCAACTAGTTTCCCAGAAAAACAAGATAGAATTCTTACTAGAGAAGAGAATTTCCTTGCACAATCAACTACAGATAATGGTGGTTCAGTTGTTTATACTGGTGTTAATGATGCAGGTGATTTCCATATAGGTAATAAGGTTGTTAACTCACAAGATGGTACAGAAGCCACATTCAATATTCCTATTCCAACTACTACTGGATCTGGAGCAGAAGGTGATTCTGCAAGTGGAAGACTTGATGTTATCTTTGATAGTGTTAATATTAGAGAAGGTTTAATTGTTGATGGTAATAATAATACAACTGTTAGGATTAATGCTCCTACTACAGTAACTAAGAAATTAACTTCTTCATCAGATGATGGTGCTGAGTTTGTTTCTATTGATCTTACTGGTGGTTTATCTCCATCCAGAACTATCACATATACTGCAACTCCACCAACAGGATCCTCAACTCTTGGAGATATTCTATTCAAGGCTAATCCTGATTTTGGTGATCATCTTGGATGGGTTTATACATCACAAGGATGGAAACAGTTTGGTCTTATTTCAACTGAGAAAGACAGAGATCAACTTAGTCTTGGTATAGTTGGTCTTGGATCTACATCTGCAAGTCGTGCTGGTGAAGTAGATTCTAATGGTGTACTACAAGGTTACGGTGGTGCTCTTGATGTTCGTGGTGCTATAGTTGCTGATTACCTCTTAATGACTGGTATTAGTACATTCCTTGGTACTACACTATTCACTGACGTGACAATTGGTAGATTGTTAGTTACTGGTAGTTTGAATGTTACTGGTATTACTACATTTACAAAAGGAGTTATATTTGATTGTAATGATGAGAGTATAGGTATTACAACCTTTAATAATGATGTTCATTTTGATGGAGCAACAGCCAATAGAGATCTCTTCTGGGATAAGTCGGCAGATGCATTGCAGTTTGCTGATAATACTAAGGCAACATTTGGAAACCATGCTGGGGCTGGAGATCTTCATATTTATCATGATGGAGCCAATTCATACATAAGTGATGCTGGTACTGGCCAATTAAATATTAGTAGCAATGTTCTTAATGTATACAATAATGCAAAAAATGAATATCAGGCACGATTTATTCAAGATGGTCGTGTAGAGCTTTATCATGGAATGGCTGGAGAGGCTGCAGAGAAGAAGTTAGAGACTAAGGTTGATGGTGTTAATATTATTGGAACATTAGAAACTGATAATCTTACTAATACTGGAGTATCTACATTTAGTGGAACGGTAAATTTAAACGGTGAGATAAATCTTGGTGATGCTGCAGGTGATACTATTAGTGCAATTGGTAGATATGATACTAATTTAGTTCCTGCTACTGATGGTGCTAAAGACTTAGGTGCTTCTGGATTAGAATGGAGAGACCTTTATCTTGATGGAACTGCAAATATTGATTCATTAGTTGCTGATACAGCAGATATTAACGGTGGTACTGTTGATGGTGTTACTATCGGTGCTAACTCAGCATCTTCTGGTGCTTTTACAACATTATCTGCAAGTGGACAAACAGATCTTAATGGTAACATAAACCTTGGTAATGCTGCTACAGATAGTATCACACCTACTGGTAGATTTGATGGACACCTCGTACCTCTTACTGATAATGCAGTAGATTTAGGTGCATCTGGTGTAGAATTCAAAGATTTATATCTTGATGGTACTGCAAATATTGATTCATTGGTTGCTGATACTGCTAAGATTGGTGATCTATCATTGAATAAACTTGTTTATTCTAGTTCTGCTGATGGTGAATTAACCAGTTTTGATGGATTCACTGTCGATAATACTAGTAAGAAACTTACCTTAGCAGTGGATGCCGATATCAAATGGGAAGGTGCTGGTGCTGCAACTGATGGAACATTTACAGGTAATATAGATACGGTTGATTCTACTAATAAGTTCCGAATAACCAACTTAAGTAGTGGTAATGGATTGGTAGCTGGTGATGTTGTTGCTATTAGTCATAATAATGGAAATATTGAAAAATATAATGGAGTTTACTTGGTTGGTGCGATAGTTTCTGGTACTGCACCAAATGCCACAGTAGTAAGGATGATAGATGCATCCGTTGATCAAAATCCTAAGGCTTGGGTTGTACATGATCCAACAGATGGCCAACCAACTTCTGCAACTAATGTATCTTTCCATAGAAATCAACATGGTAATTTTGTTCACATTCGTGGTAATCAATTTGATGTTGTTAATAAACAACCAAATGATTTTATAGTAGATAATATTCAAGTTAGGAGCTCAATGAGTATTCCTGGCGAAGTATCAATCTCAAATGCAACGGTTACAGATTCTCTTATAATTCGTAAACAGGCTAAGGCCGATTCAGTAATACTTGCTCGTCCTACTGGTGAATCTTATGACGGTGAAGTACAAACTGGTAACTTAGAAGTTCAGGGTATTAGTACATTTAGTTCATGGAATAAGACAAATATACCTCACTTACATGCAACAGAACAAATCACAACAGGTATATCTACCTTCGGTGGTAATATAGATGCTAATGGTAACTTAGATGTTGATGGTACTACTGATTTAGATACAACTAACATTGTTGGAAATCTTACTCTTACTTCTGGCCACGGACAATTTGATAATATTAGAATTGATGGTAATACAATATCAGCACAGAATACTAATGGAGTAATAACTCTTGATCCAGCTGGTACTGGTGATGTAAATATTCAAGGGCCTCTTGATGTTAATAGTAGTGCGAATGTTTCAGGAACTGCAACATTAGCAACTGTTGATATTAATGCTGGTAATATTGATGGAACAGCAATCGGTTCGGCTACAAGATCTACAGGTAAGTTTACTACACTTGAAGCTAGTGGAAACTCCGTTATTTCAGGCAATCTTGATGTTGATACTCATTTAGATGTGGATGGGCAAACAGATTTAGATGTTCTTAATGTTTCTGAAGCTGCTACATTCAATGATGATGTAACCTTTAGAGGTGATGATTATAATACAGTATGGGATTATTCACAAAATAGGCTTCGTTTTGCAGATAATGCTAAGGCAACATTTGGTGGTGATAATGATGCGAACATTCAACATAATGATAGTAATTTCTTTATTGAGAATGATAAAGGTCATATCTTTATTCAGAATACTACTTCTGATAATACAAATATCTATATTAGAGCTAAGGCAGGTGATGAAGGTATAATCATTGAAGATGATGGTCGAGTTATATTGTATCATGATGGTGGTTGGAGACTTCAAACTACTAGTGCTGGACTTTCAGTAAATGGTACAACAACTTCAACTGCATTCTCAGGGCCTTTAACAGGTAACGTAACTGGTAATTTAACTGGTAATGTCACAGGTAATGTCACAGGTAATGTCACAGGTAATGCAGACACTGCAACGAATGCTGATAAACTTGATAATATTAATAGTACTAGTTTCCTAAGATCGGATGCTGCTGATACCTTCTCAGGTGATCTAACTTCATCTGGCGGTGCAAGACTGATCTTGAAGAAGACTGATAACAATGTTTCTGACCATATTCAGTTCTATAACGGAACTACAAGAATGGGTGAAATTGGTACGGAAGATACAACGTGGCTAAGAATTAACCAAGAAACAAATAAAAACATCTACACTCCAAGATATATTAGAGCAGATGCTGGTTTCTTTGTTGATGGTACATCAAA